TGGCGTTTGCGCCGCCCGCTGTTGCGTCGATTGTTACTGCCATCGGGCGTCACAGTAGAAGTCTTGCGTTTTGGGGTGGAGGCCACCGCTTTCGCAGCAGCCTCACGTTCCCGCATTCGCTTGAAAGCGAAAAGACCCATCAGGAGCTAGCGCCCTTCAGAGCCACAAAGCTCAGCACAATGGCTTCGCTAGCGGTCGAACCAACGTTCGCCACAGTGATCTTGAACGAACCAGCAGCGATGCTGTTGGCTTGAACCAGATAGCTGCCAGCAGTACCGGCAGAGCTGTGGTTAACCACCACCACATCAGTGGCAGCGATCTTGTCGTTGTTGACCTGGAAAGTCACCTCAGCAGCGCCAGCAAGCTCGGCGCCGTTCATGGTGATCTGCCCAGACTCTGTGTTCAGAGTCACGGCAGTTGCCTTGTTGGTGGCCTGGGTCACAGTGCCGCCAGTGGTCGGGCCAATCAGAGAGCCCGCTGTTGCCTCAAAAATGGATGCCATGGTGATTACCTCCTATCAGTCAAGGTTGCTGGTGTTGGTAATCCGCACGATGCCAATGTTGTTGGTCTCGTACACCTTGGTCCAGTTGCCCACGGTTTCGAGCTGTGCCCGAGTGGGGTTGGAGACAGAGGTTGAGAACTTCGACCCGATCGGGTGGAAGCAATAGTGCAGATCGATTGCCATTGCATCACTCTTAGCGAGGATGTCCCGGTCAGTTTCTGTTTGCAGGCCGAGCTGTTCACCGGAGCCGATGGCACCTTGAGTGAACAGATAGGTTGCATATTCGGTTGAGGAGCCAGAACCAGTGGTCTGGAGGTCAGCCGAAACGATCACGCGAAGGCCCATGAAGGTCGGAACCTGCACGCTGCCAAAAGCAGGAGCGGTAGAACCTTGAGCAGCAGCAGTGTCAGGAGCACCCGTGTTGTCGTAGATCATATCGATCGCACGACGCTCCATAAGGTCGTAATAGACCTTGGGGTGCATTGCAATCGCAGTCAGCTTCTCGCCCTGGTCGCCCAGGATGGATTTGCCTTCAACGATTTGACGAGGGCCAAGCACCGTAGGGGTGTCGCCGGTTGTGCCGTCAACAGCCAGCGCAGCGTAGGAAGCAGAGCTGGTGTCATCTACAGCGCCGAACACACCGGCCAGGCAAGACAGCAGATCCTTCTGACGCTGGTTAGCGATGTAGTCAGCAATCTTGTTGCCGATGGCTGCCATCGGGTCTGAGCCAGCAGCAAGAGCCGCCAGATCCCGCGCCTCAAACGCACGGCCCCGGTGCAGAATCACGCCGACCTGCTTGTCAGCTTCGATCTTGCCAGGGGTCAGAGAAGAGCTATCTGTCAGACGCTCAAAGTCGCCAGACAGGTTTGCTTTGTAAAACGGGACTTGCACGAAGTCGCCCCCGTCTTCTGAAGCATTTAGCTCCGCCATGGGCTGCACCACACCGCTAGCCAGGAAGGCATCACGCTGAGTGGTTTGCTCAATGACGTAAGGCGTAAATACCTCAGGAATGATGATGTCAGAGCGAAGAGTCGCCATGACAAAACCTCCTTGAAATGATGTTTACGGTGCGGGCGTAACCCTGGGCTCCGCGTAGCTTTGCCTAACCGACATATTAACGGTTAGCAGCAGCTTTCAACCTTTCGTACATTTCGCGATCTGTTCTAAAGAGACGAGACTGCTCAGTCAGGTTGTAAGTCTCCTTGGCAAAGGGGTTTTTAGTCCCTGCAGGGATCTCGCCACTTGCGCTCCTGCCTGAGGGTGCGCCGCTGCCTTGTGGCTGAGGAGCCTTCTGCATGTACGCCGGAAGTGTCTTTGCCCAGTCACTGATCGGCTTTCTCTCGTAGCCGTTCACAACAACAACAGTGCCATCCGCCTCACGCTCAATTTGATCCGGCTTCAGCAGATCCGCTTTAAATACAATGCTGGGGTCATGCACCACATCGGCTAATGCTGTGTTCGCAGGTGCAATCAGCTCAAGCTCGCGGACTCGTGCTTCAAGCTCAGCAATACGCTTGTCCTTTTCAGCGGTCGCCTCACGAAACTGCTGCTCAAGAGCCTGACGGGCCTCGGTGTACTTGCCTTCTGATTCGAGTTTGCTCTGCTCGGTCTGAGCCTTAAATGCCTTCAGTGCCTCGTAATCATCTGGCACCTCATTTATCAATTCATTCTTCTGCAGCTTGCCGATCAGCTCGTAGTTCTTTTTCTCTAGAGCCGCGATGCTTGCCTGCAGCTTGCTGACATCGACATTGTTTGCAGTTTCTGGAGACGTAATCTCCTGATTTTGCTCTTCAGCCATGAATAACCCGTAAGGTTAATTGCGGGCTCAGTTTAACTGTCCGATCACCATTTCACCTTGTTCGCCCACCAGGCCGGGTACATTTTGCCAAGAGCAATGTTTTTGGCGTGCCTCGACTTAAAGCTGGCTCGCTTGGCTTTCATCTCTTTGCTTTCGCCTTTTTTAGGTTTGCCAGCAGTCTTTGCGCCCTGCTCCCCAAAGCGAATCAGTTTGACCTGATCGCCCTCCTTAGCCAAGACAACATGGCTTTTCGTCGGGTGGTTAGGCGTCCGCTTGGGCTTGTTGAACCCGGACAGCCCATGCTTTACCAGCCGTGGGTCGCGTTTTTTAGCGGCCATTATTTTTTGGCTTTGCTTTTCGGAGCCGATCGCAGCTCAGATCGCTTCTTAAGCACGGCATTGCCAGTGCTTTCCGATTTGATGGCGATGATCGGATCACCTTTTGCGCCACGACGTGTGACTGTGCCGCCACTTGGCCCCTTGATGCTGTAGGACCCTTCGCCCTTAACACTTGTCACGGTGCCAAAGGTGCGCTTGCCCCCATAGGTCCAGCTGACACGAGATCCTTTTTTCACTTTTTCTTGCCTCCTTTCTTTTTCTTGGTTTTGCCCATGGGCTTGTTTGGCTTTTTAGGGCCGCTGTAACCAGGCATCAGGAGTCTCCTTTGGGCTCTTCTGTTTTAGCAGTTTTCTTTTTCGACGCCGGTTTTTTGGGAGGGCATGACGCAGGAGCCTCTTCCCCTTGGGGAGTGAATTGATACTTACTTGGCAGAGGAGCCATAGCCACGGTTGCGAAGTTGTTCCAAAGTTAACTCCGTACCGTCCCTTCCAACAAATTTACGCATTGCATCTGTCGGGCCATACCTACGAACAAGCCCTCGCCACATGCCTAAACGACCTGGCCCAAGTACATCCAGCTGTGTCTGCTCATCCTGCTCGTTAAACCACTCCCCGTAGTTGTCCTGAATATCGCGGTACTCACGTTCAAGACTCCTGGGGATGTTCACAGGTATTGACCTGCAGTTGTAGTGCTGAGGTGGCAAAGGCCCCTTGCCATGGGTAAAAACCTTGCCGTCAAGTGCCCTGCAGATGGCGGAAGTCCTGCTGTCAAGGATCGCCGTATAACGATATTTCCTGGTCACATCTGAGTTCTCTGCCGCGATGATCTGATTTGCTGCAGCTGCAACCTGACTGATACTTGTTCGGACGATCGCCTTAATCTGCCGGTTCGGGATGCTTGTTACCTGCCCACCCGCTGCAATCACAGTGTCGATTGAGCCACGCTGTTCTCGGGTCAGCCGTCCCTTCAGTCGCCGGACAATCGCAGCTGTTGACTGCCCCTCAAGCAATCCATTGCGGACAGACATGCTGAAAAGCTCTGCCTGCCTCGCAGACATCTGATTAAAGGCATCCCGCACGACCTCACCGTTTGGCAAGCTGATCTCCTGCCCCAGCGTGAGCTGAAACGTCACTGCGTTTCTGGCAACCCGCTCGAAGCTGTCGCTCAGGTTGACAACACCAGCCATCGTCGGTTGCGTTGTCACCATGGCCTGAGCAAAGGCTGGGCTGACTTCAACTGTTCCCACAACTGCAGCGGAACCAGCAGGCAGGGCTTTTTGCAACTGCTCTGCCGCGAACTCTGATTGCAAGACCACAAGACCCTGCAACTCCTCAGTCATGGTTGCAGTGCTTGCTCCTGCCCAACTGTTCAGAGACTCATTCAGCTGCGCGAGAATGGCCCGTAGCCGTGCAGCTTTGACAGGCGATGCAAGCTCATCAATCCCACGGAGCTGATCAACAGCATCCAACACAGCGTCGTTATATGCACGGATCAGACGCCTCGCTAAACCGTTGCTGAAGCGATTGAGGTCGATGGCATTGCGATACAGCTCCCTGAACTCGCTCATTTCGGTTTTAACCCCACTGCGTCAGCGGTTTCAACACAGACCACCGAAACATCAGCCCCGTGCGTCAAAGCATCCCGAATGATGCTGGGGATTTCGGCTACCGCCTCTTTGTCATACCTAGAGATGCTGGACTCAAAAACATCACAGATCTCACCGTCAAAAAACCAAGTGATTCGGATAACGGCGTAATACTCGTTCTGCAGCTCCTCCTGTGAGAAGTAAACGATCTGTTTTCGGGGTCTTCCGCTTCTGCTGACCTTACTCAGCCAGTTCATCAGACTCATTGGCTTCTTCTGGCATTGTGACCTCTGCAGGCGGCGAAGACTCCCTTTCGATCATCCCGCCGTTTTGGGTGGCATCAACCTCTTCCTCTACGTCGAAATCATCGCCCAGAACTTCCCCTGCCTCAAGCTGCAGGAGCAGCGTTTCCTGGGTAATCGTCCCGGCGGTATAGAGCTGAAGCAGTGCCTGTATCTCCTGCGGCTCCAGACGCATCCCCATAAAGTCCCGGTTAACAAGACTGCTGCCTGGGTTTGACTGCCCCAGGAATGCAGCATGGAAGCGCAGGCAGTTATCGATCAGATCCTGCATCTGCTGTGCGACAACCATCATTGTGCTGTCACCCTGGCTTCGATCGATCCGTTTTGCCTCTGCTGTTTCTCCTACAAGCTTTGCCCCTAGCACTGCTGCAAGACCCAGCTCATTTATTTGCCCTGCGATCTGCTCAAGGCGACGGAACTGTGCGTCATAGCTGTTGCCGGCTGGTTCGATGTACTGAGCAGACGATCCTTCAGGCAAGGCCATCGCCTCACCTGGCCCCGCGCTGATCTCCTCTGCCGACTGCGGGAAGCCAAAAATCGCAAGCATTGGAACAGCACTGATGTGCAACTGGTTCCCTAAATCAGACTGCACCTGATAGTGCTGCAGATTTAGCTCGGCAATGTCTGCCAGCGGCGGAAGCGACTCCATAACGCCTAAGCGGTTCGAATAGGCAACACTGAAAGGTATTTCATTCAGGCTGGTACGCCCCTCATCGACAACTCTGAAGTCACCCTTTGCATCCTTTTGGTGGATTTCATAAGCGCCAGGGGTCAGAACGCGTACCTGCTCAACCTCTTTTTCCCCATACAAGCCATCAGGGATTAACACCTTCTCAGCTAGCCGCAGTTGAGTCAGTTTTTGCTCCCCATCCGTCAGCTCATGCCTGAAGCCCAAAATATCTCTGGGGGTATAGCTCGCGTAATACGGTCTGCCGCCTTGCCCAGCAACAGGCGCATCGACTAAGACACCAACGTGCCCGTAGCGGATGCACAAGCGTGCAGTCGCAAAAAGCCAGGTCTGCAGGTCGTTGCCCTGCAAATCGACGTTAAACAGCTGCTCTCTGATTTCATCAGGGACATCATCAAGCCGGACAGGCTTCCGAGTCAGCATCCCCGCCAGCATCCGTTCCAGCCTTACGTAATACGGGCTGAGCACAGAACGCTGCAGTCTGTTGTCATATGACTCGTCTAATTCTCTTGGCTCCTGCGGCAGATATTTGCGGTGGCCTTTTCGGATTTTGTAGGTGCCACCCAAAAGCGTCTCAATCAGCCCCCAGTGGGGTTCCATGTTGACCCAGGCAGTATTCGGATCACTGACCTTCGTGACGTTGCCAACTCGCTGACGCCCGCCAGAAAAACCTGAGTACACAGCAGAACCCCGCCCGATGGCAACACTTTAGTAAAGACGGATCCCCGTGCCCCGTCCAGCTCTTTCGTGCAGAGGATTAAACGCGCCCAGGATTAAATACCCCAAGCCATCTGTCCAGTGTTCAATGTTGCCGCTCTTGTCGATTACATACTCCTCAGCCCCTTGCTTGTAAGTCACGTTTCTCAGGGCTTTGATCGTGTGTTTACAGCGTGGGTGGACGAACAGTTTCATGTCGCCATTAACGGTGCGAATCATCCAGTTTGTCGCGTTGATTTTGTCCTTTACCGCCCATGCTGATTTTGGGCTGATGCAGCTGAACCCTGCACGACGAATGATGTCGTGGTCAGTTCTGCCTGCTGATGATGTCTTGCGGGCTGAACCAGTCGGGTCCGGATACGCCAGGATCTGACGATCAGGAAACCGCTCCTTCAGTAAGGCGCAAACCTCATCGGTGTTTGACTGCATCACAGCAAGCTCATCCCAGATGTGCAGGCTGTCCCCAACCCTGCTGCCTAAAACACCTGCCATAACGCTGACGTTAAAGTCAGACCCCCAGTAGATCGGGCCGCCCATATCCTTAACGTCCTCGCTGATGTTGTCGTCATCGAACCCGGGGTAGACGCGACCCGCCAGGGTCTCGAAGCTCGC